ACTTTGACAAGGCGAGGGAGTTTTACTCTAACCTCGACGGTGTATTGCCGGAGGAAGTCGGAGCCGTATTGTCCCCAATGGACATCAACAAAATAAGTTTTGAAAAGTCCAATACCGGTGACACAGACACGATTGCAGATGCGGAACAAAATCTGTTTACCTCTGCTGGCGTATCGACCCTGCTCTTTAACAACGATAAAGCGTCGAGCAATGCGCTTTTGCTGTCTATCAAGGCAGACCAAGCTCTGACATATGGAATCGTGAAGAGCATCGAGTGTGTGGTCAACCGTTTTATCCAGAGTTACTCCTACGGAAAGAATTTCAAGGTTACATTCCTCGATGTGAGCCCATACAACCGGCGCGAGATCGGAGAACAATATTTGAAGGGAGCGCAGTATGGGCTCCCCATGCTGTCACATTATTGTGTTTCGCAAGGACTTTCACAGGCCGACATGGATTGCATGGACTTTTTGGAAAATGACGTGCTTGACCTTAAGAGCCGGTTTAAGCCGCTGCAGAGTTCTTCGACTATCAGTAGTGGACAATCTGAGAATTCTGGCAGCGGTTCTGACGGAACTGGCGACGCTGGGAGGCCAAAGAAGGAAATTGGTGACCTGACGGATTCCGGAGAGTCGTCACAAGAGCATGATGATGGCGACGACAGCATGAATGGGTAAGGGGGTTCTGGTATGCGCTTTGTCTATGTGAAGAGCGAGCAGGATAGAGACCTGATGCTTGCGCTTGGATATGCCCTGATGAAGGAAGACAAACGGAACCATATATGGATATTTCAAAACAAAAACGACATTGCATTTGACAGTGATGGAAAGCTGGATAATGTCGGTGTGAAATTTGTTTTGTCCAATACGCTTACATTTTAAGCGGATGTGATATGGGTGCGTTGGAGGTGACATTGTAAATGGATAACCAAATCCGTCTGCAGTTCACTTCCTCTATCGAAGATATTTGCGATATTAACGAGTCGTTTGCCTCTGCCCGTCTGAAGGCATTTTATCTTGGCGGGAATCGGAATGGCTCATTTATCAACAAGTCAAGTACAGAAGATGCAATTCCATCAATGTTCAACTGTCCAATCGTATGTAATTACGATGTAGAGTCCGATACGATTGGCGGCCATGACATAGATATTGTGGCCACCGATTCTGGCGATGTTAAGCTGATCAATTTGACATCGGCTGTCGGCGTTATTCCGATGGGGGCAAAATACAGTTTTGAAAAGATCGAGGAAGAAGACGGGTCTGTTCATGAGTATTTTATTGTGGACGCGATCCTATGGAAACGCTCTCCCGCTTATGACAAGATTAAGCGAGATGGAATCGTATCTCAGTCGATGGAGATTACAGTTACCGAAGGACACATGCAGGGAGACCTGTATGTGATCGAGAAGTTTATCTTCACAGCGTTCTGCCTGCTCGGTGAGGGCGTAGAGCCCTGTTTTGAATCTGCATCACTGCAGTTATTTGATAGAGGAAACTGTAGGCAACAATTTGCTCTGATGATGAAAGAGTTGAAACAAAACATCAAATCGGTCAATCCATCTATTCAGGATGACAATAATACACAAAATTTCGCAACGGAAGGAGGAGAAAAGGAGTTGGACGAGAAAAAGAAGCTGGCCGCTGAATATGGACTCGATATTGAGAGTCTGGGCTTTTCCGTGGACGATATGTCTCTCGATGAACTGCGGACAAAGTTTGAGGAAATGAAAGCCGCCAGCAATGACAACAACGGCGAAAACGGCACACAGGACTTCTCTCTGGAAGGCACATTCCGTGATGAACTCCTCAATGCGCTTTACGAGGAGAAGGTTGGGACTTCGTGGGGTATGGACTCCCATTATTGGTTCTGGGATTACGACAGGGATTTGTCTGAGGTGTATGCGACAGATACATGCGACTGGAATCTGTATGGGTTTGGATTTTCCATGGACGGCGACCGCGTCGTGATCGATTTTGCCAGCAAGAAGCGCATGAAGCTCGCTGTTGAGCCCTTTAACGAGGGGAGCGCGGATTCTCCATATCGAGAGATGTTCAATGCGGTCCTTGAAAAATCGGTTGCCGCAAAAACAAGTGAACTCCAATCAAAGTTTGATACAGAGAAGGCTGAGTTGGAGGGAAAGTACCAAGCTGCGTTCGGGACAATCGAACAAATGAATACGGAACTTAACGAACTGCGCCAGTATAAGCAGCAGAAGCTCAGTGATGAGCGTGATGCCGCTGAGGGTGCAGTTTTTGCTATGTTCCCAGATCTGAATGGTATCGAGGCGTTTGAGAAGCTGCGCGAAAATTGCGCAGAGATGTCAATCGAAGATATCGAGGACAAGTGCTTCGCTATTCGTGGACGGAATGCTTCAAACCAGACATTCTCTGCACAGAAGCAGAAGACACCGCGTCTGCCCATCGAAAAAGGCGCGGCTGATGAACCATACGGCGGGCTTTTTGTTGAGTTCCCACCACAGCGATAACGCTGTAAAACTATAAGGAGGAATATATCATGGCTTATACAGTTTTTCGGTCTGACCTGATGCACGGAACGGATTCTGGCGTGGGATCTGGTCTCTGTCAGTGTCTATGATGCAAGTGACGAACCTATTGCCGTGGAGAATGGCGCCATTGTCGAGCTGAAGGAGTATGAGGACGGCGAGCGTGAGGTATGGAAGGGTGTTCTTGCGACCGCTTCCAGCAAGCTGTCTGATTGCGTCGTTATTGGCTCTGAGGAAGTCTTCTACGATGAGCGAAAGAAGAACCTGGATGAGTTTATCAACGATGCTGGCTCCATCTGCCGTGGGTACATCCTGCGCAGCCGCAATATGTTCAGCGTCACAAAGGAAGGCTTTGTTGGCGGCACTGCTCCCGCCAAGGGCGACGCCGTTGGTATCGGCGCAGACGGTAAGATCAATGCTTCCGGTTCTGGTCTGGGAACTACGCAGGCCGTTGAAGCTGCCGGTCGCTACACCTACTATGTGATCCGTATTGGTAATACGGAAGCCTAATGAAGGAGGGTGAAAAAGATGGCTGAAATGAATGAAATTGTTCGGCTTGCTGTTGACGCTTATCATGGCGTTACCACTGGCAAGTATTCCATGAACGAGTCCATGGACACGCTGCGTCAGGCGCTGGTTGCCGCCAACAACGGTTCCACGAAGATGGACTATAAGGCGATCCGCGACGGTAAGTGCGTTGGCCTGTTTACTCTGATCGAGGAAATCCTGTCCCGCACTGTCGTCGAGGGTTTCCAGGGCGACGAGTATTTCAACGCTCTGGTCGATTTCCGCAATGTCGCCCTGGGCGACAAGAACATTTTTGAGGTCGAGGACAGCAACTTGTTTGTGGTTGCCGACGCCACTGAGGGAACTCAGGGCATCCGCCGGCAGCGCCTCGGCGGGGTCACGCAGACCTCTATCCCCACTCATCTCAAGGTCGTTAAGATTTATGAGGAAATGAACCGGGTGCTGTCTGGTCAGGTGGACTTCAACTACTTCATCAACAAGGTGGCTGAGTCCTTCCACCGGAAGCTGCTGGATGACATCTACGGCCTGTGGAGTACCGCTACCGCTGCCGACTTCGGCGGCACCACCTACTTCCCCGCCGCTGGTACATACAGCGAGGACGCACTGCTCGACCTGATCAACCATGTCGAGGCTGCCGCCAACGGCGCTACTGCCACGATCATCGGCACCAAGAAGGCTGTCCGTAATCTTGCTCCTTCCATCCAGGGCACTGACTCCAAGAGTGACCTGTATAACATGGGCTACTATGGCAAGTTCTATGGAACAAGCGTCGTGGTGACTCCTCAGCGCCACAAGGTCGGTTCTACTGACTTTATCTTCCCCGACAACACCCTGACCATCATTGCCGGAGACGACAAGCCAATCAAGTGCGTGTATGAGGGTCAGTCCACTGTCATCATGGGCGACATGTTCAAGAATGCCGATATGACCCAGGACTACTACTATGCTGATCGTTACGGCATGGGTATCGTCCTGGCTGGCGGCAACGCTGGCATCGGCCGTTACGAGATGGCGTAACAAAGACAACACCAAGTGGCAGCTTCGTGTTTTGCGGGGCTGCCACTTATATGCTGAATGAAAGGAATGTGAATCATGCCTAATACTACCACTGGCAGCAAGGTTCGGAAGACAACTGCCACATCAAAAAGCTCTACTAAAGCTAAAAAGGCGGTGGAGACGGTGCCTGCGGCTGCAGAAGTGGCTGCTGAAACGGTCGCCGCACCCGCAGAGAAACCAGTCTATAAGGTCAAGAATGACCTCAACCCCAATATGGTCGTTACAGTTAAGAACGGTTTCAACGGCACATTGGTGTATAAGAGCAAAAGAACCGGCGAGGTATTTGTATGGGATGTTTTCGGAAGCGAGCAGGAGATGGAACTGCAGGATCTGAAAGCAGCCAGGAATACATACAAGGCGTTTTTCATCAATAACTGGTTCCTGTTTGATGACCCGGAGGTTATCGAGTGGCTTGGTATGACGCAGTATTACAAGCACGCCCTGAACAGCGAATCCTTCAACGATCTGTTCTCTGGAACACCAGATGAGATCAAGGAGACTGTCGCTAAACTGTCTGACGGACAGAAAAAGTCCGTTGCGTTCCGTGCAAAACAGCTTATTCAGGAGGGCGAGATCGATTCGATCAAAGTCATCAATGCGTTGGAGGAAAGCCTCTCTATCGATCTGATTGAGAGATAACGGAGGTGTCTTATGAACGTACCATACGATGTATTCGCCGGCGCATTTCTCGGGAAAGTTACTGAGTATGATTTTCTGCGGCTTGACGATTATGACAGGAACAAGACCGTGGATGGATATATGAAACGTGCTATCGCTGCGTTCAAGCATGTCTGTAAATATGACCTTACAAATACTGCGGATGACAACGTGCGAGAGTTCATCATCAAGACAGACAGAGATGATCCAGACGGAGAGTTGCAGAAACGATTGGATAAGGAATTGGAAGAAGACCTGGACGAAATCGTTGATATTGTATCGGAGGGTATGCTGGTACAATGGATGAAGCCGTACTTTTTCCGGGCAGACAATCTTGAAAATGTATTGAATACTGCGGATTTTTCAGCATATTCCCCGGCTGAATTGCTGTATCGAATCACCAGCGCCTATAACGAAGCAAAGAGGGACTTCAGGAATATGGTGAGGGAATACTCGTATAACCATGGAGACTTGAGTAATCTTGCGCTATGAGAACGACAAATGGTTATAACATCCCTACTGAAATGGTTGGGAACTATTTGGGCGGCCTTGTGAACCAGTTCTTCAAAATTCTCCCCATTAAAGAAAGCGGGGAGCCCTCTTTGAACGAGTTCATGCGGAGCCTACAAGTGGAGCTGCTTGGGCATAAGGGCTTGATGCGGTATCTCAAATATGACTCCATGTATATGGCGCTTCTGTCAATTCTCCAATATCTGATTGACAATGATTGTGATACGCCGGTGGTTAAACGCGAAGTATTCAAGGCAATTTCGATTTGCAAAAAGCTACGAGAAAAATATTGCGGTGGGGAGGGGTGATCTGAATGAGTGTATGGAGCACTTATGAGGCGCGGTTTGCGCAAGGGAATCAGGATATGGACCCACGCTGGAACTCCGCCCAAGATCACATCCAAAGCAGAATGCGTCGAAAGCTTGTTTCTTCCCTTTCGTATAAGCGCGTAAAGTGCTCAGGCGCAGATATGCAAATGGCGATTGTCGATGTCTCAAATGATTTTGGGACTAAGAAAATCTTCTCCATGCCTGGCGAGACACTTCCACATGGATCAGTTATTGAATGGGAAGACTCGTATTGGCTAATCACAGAACTGAATGCCCATAAGGAGCTATGCTCTGAGGGGAAGATGCGGCGCTGCAACTACTACCTCAAATGGATCAATGATAAAGGCAATGTAATTGGTCGCTGGTGTGTCGTTGAAGACGGAACTAAGTATCTGATTGGTGAACGCGAAGAAGATACTATGTCGATTGGTGATGCCAGAATGGCTGTTACTATCGGCAAGGACACGGAGACAAGCCAAATCAGTCGTGGAAGGAGATTCCTGATTGACGATATAGACTCGAAAGATGTGCTTGCGTTCGAGGTAACAAAGCCCAATAAGATGTTCAATGTCTTCAATGGTAAAGGTGTATTTCGGTTTATCATGGGAGAGTCAAATCTGACAGACAATGATAATACTCAGTTGCGAATTGCAGATTATTATAGCTGGAAGCCACGGACTGACCGTATTACGCCAGACACCAAGATAGAGGCGACATTTGAAGAAATTGCGGCTGCGGCTGTCGAGAAGGATAAGGCCACACAAGAAGAAATTGAGAGAAATGGGGTGTGGTTGTAATGCTTCTTAATGAATTTTTTGACTACAAGAACAAGCTGATGGAAACGTTGTGCAAGAACGAGAATATTGTCAGGTTAGTGACAGATAGCGAGAGCGCACCGGTTCCAAATTACAGCTTGGCATACACTCAACTATTTCCGTTTGAATACATCCCGGAGACTGTGGATGATGGCAGAATATTCATCTGCTTTGATGTGGATATCGCACAAGTATACGACAAGACATATTACGAGCCAGTGCTTTACTTATGGGTGTTCGCCCATAAAAGCAAAATGCGTTTGAGTCAAGGTGGCATTCGCACGGATCAACTGGCCGTTGAAATCAACAAGGAGCTAAACGGCAGCAGATATTTTGGGCTTGGCGAATTGGATCTGTATTCAGTGGGCAGGTTTTCCCCGATTTCAGATTACCAAGGCCGCGTTATGACATATGCGGCAAAGGACTTTAATCGTCTTGGCATATCCAAAAAGCCGCCGGCAAATCGTAAGAGGCCATGAGTAGCGGGTATTTGTATGCGCGATCTTTCCCGGTCAATGATTACATCTCAATCACAATACCAACAGTTGGTCAGATATGGGATAACGA